CCAGCAGCCTTCAATAGATTGTTTCCTGCCAATCCACCAAAGCTACCGTAAGTTGCGGCTTCCAAATCTTTCATTGTGTTAATGTACTTTGTCATCTTTTTCATCTCCTTATTTTTATTTTTGTTTTATCTAGCTTAGAGTTGAGCCTCCAATCTCTCAACTAGAGCGTTAATGTCATTCCAATCCATTTTTGCTATTTCATCGCTGTCTGGAAGGTTAAGTTCTGATACCGCTTCTTCTTGTTTGCGGATAACTTCTTCTTTGTTCTCATTAAGAGTAGATAGAAGGTCAGTGAATTGTTTCCTTAATTCTGCTACTTCTGCTTTAGCATCGTAGTTTGCTTTCTCGATTTCATCTTGCTTAGCAACCATTTCAGAATCGAATCGGGCTTGGAAATTATCTTTAATTGCATCATAAGCAGCCTTTTCTAGTTGTTCTGCTTTAAACTCTGCATAAGCTTTCTCAAGGTTTTCTGGAGAAAGGTCCAGAGTAGATTGGTTATCGAACTTAGCCATAAAGTCGCTATCCAATTGGTCGTGCTCAGAGCTTGGGGTTTCCCCTGCTCCTCCACCTTCAATTTCTCCAGCATCTAAACTAGGTTTGGCTTTAACCTCAGCATCTTGATACTCCATCATTTTCTCTTCTTCTGATGGAACCTCTTCTTCAGTTGCGGTATCCATCAGTTCTTCTTCTTCTTTTACTACTTCCTCGGTCATATTATTTGCCTCGTTGGATGATTCTTGGTTTTTATTCAAGTTCTTATTAAAGCTTTCCTCTAATTCTATTGAATTTGAAGAAATATCTTCTTCTTTATTAAGTTCCGAATCATTATTCTTCTCTAATAGTTCGTTTAATGCGTTTAATGCCTTTTCTATTTCAGTCATGTCTTTTTCTCCTTTTTCCATTTTTAATATGTCAAACTTCGCTTCAGGATTAATTCCTTTTTCACAAATTGTAACTTCATGGAGTTCTAGTTTGGAGATTTCATTATAATCTCCGTATTCTTTATGAGATTTCTTTTTCTTTTCTAACGCTTGGCCACCAATACTAAAAGAACGAAGAGTACCATCTCTTATTTCTCGACCAACTTCTTTTGCTTTCTCAATGTCTTCTCTCATTTTAATAACAACGAAAAACCCAACATCATCTACTTCGGTTTTCCAAAGTTTACCGGATTTATCTCTATATTGAGGAATAACTTCCCCAACCTGAACATTAGAATGATTAGTCATAACATTTCTAAATTTGGTAATTTCCATATATTTACCAACGGCTTCATCTAAAGCATCTAAAGTAATCAAATCGTTTTGTTTATCTACCATTTCAATAGAAGCATAACCACCTATTACCAAATCATCAGATTTTAGAATACTAAAAGGGTCATGTCTAACTGGGTTAATTGACCTCATAATAGCAGCAGAACTCATGAATGAGGTTTTCTAGCGTTTACTATATTAATTGTTCCTGAATTTTAATTTAGAAAACTTATCTTTACTAATATCCCAAACCCCTTCATCAGTATCAGAGTCAACAGGTTCAGTTTCTAAACCAGTCCAAGCTAACCAAATATCTTCACCGTCAACGGGAATAACCCTAACATGAAATTTAGTATCAAATTTATTTCCTTCTAACATATATTCATGATAACCGTCTCTTTGAACTCCTAATTCTACTTTACCGGAATCAACTAATTTGCCCTTTCCATATTTGTCTTCCACTTGAGCAGGGAATTTACCTGATTTACCAAAAAGAGAAAATATATCTTCATCATCTTCTATATCTATTTCCCATCCAAATAATTTATCACTCACTTTGAAAAAGATACATAGGTTATCATTATCCTTTCTATAAATTTTAAATTCTCCTTTTCTATATTCATCAGGAGTTTTGTAATCTTTCTCTATCATATCATCAGCAGCAGAAAACACTCCTTCTTGTTCATCATAAGTTATATCTTCTAGTTGTTTCATCCAATCTTTTAATTTTTTACTATCAGACTCAAAAAGATTACTAAAATAATTCATATGTTTTTCTCTTACAAAATCTTCTATTTTATCAAAAGAAACTCTACCAGTTTCCATTAAGAAATTTTTAACAGCCAGTCTGAACTTTGCTTTTTGTGTTTTCAACATATCTTCTATCTGAGTTTTCCAAACATCAATATCTAGTATAGCATTTTTAGACATCAAATTATTTTCTTCAAACCCATAAAACGTAAACCCATCTAAATCTGATTTAATTATGGCAGTGGCTTCACCGTGTATAATATCTGAAATTTTATATCCTTTCTCTAAAGCTTCTACATTATAGTTAAGAGATTTCTTAGTATCTTGAGATAATAATTCAAGAGTGATGAGTTTTTCAGGTAATTCAACTTCAGGTATCTCAATAGGTTTAGCAGAGAATAACTTGTAGCCTCCGTTTTTATCTTTCTTTACTTCATCTATTTTAACTCGGATAATAGTACCTACATCAACATCTATTTTTGTATTCAGGGCTTTACCTACTTCCAAATATTTCCTATCATTAATCATTTTAGTATTTTTAAAATCATCATTATCCGATAATGGCCCAGCACCTAAAGTATAAGTGAACATATTAGATTTAGTAGTCTTTTTATCTAATACCATCATATCTAAATCAACGAATTTCTTCCACTTAATCCATTTAGGGTTCTTCTTAGTTCCAACAAAATAAGTAGATGTTAGGTCTTTTATTACTACCCCCTCAGCAGTTGGTATTTGCATAATTTCTTCTGAATATTCTTCTACTTCCTTAATAGAATCAGCATAACGTGTATCTTTTTTAGAAGGGAAAGCTAGTTTCTCATCTGAATGAGTAGAATAATTATTGAAAAGTATAGTTAACCTTTCAGATAATTCTTCTTCATGTAACTCTCTATCTTCATGCCTCATAATATCGAATACATGTACTCTTAATTCTGAATCTTCCGCTTCCTTTCCTTTGAATATTCTGGCCACAACTTCTGCTCTATGTAATGGTTCTTCCTTTTGGAAAAGCATTAATTCTGCATCAAGGATACAATCCCCAAAGTGTTTAGCAGCCATTATTTTCTTTTGTTCTGGACATTTATCGGTGATGTCTTTACCATTGAATGAATAAATCTTAATTTGTTCATCTATCTTATGAATCTGAATTCTCATTCCATCATATTTTTCTTGAACAACCCATTTTCCTGTAAATCCCTTTAATTCTTTCAAATCATCTATCTCAAAAATCCTATACATTGGTTTGTTAGGTATTAAAAAATGAATATCAGATTTCTGAGCTTTTTCTAAACTAACCGTTTTATTCCATTTAGATTTCCCATGATGAGACACAAATATATCTTCTAATAATTTAGCAGCAGCCTTGTATTTACCTTTAATTCTCTTAGTATCTTTACCATCCCCATAGTGTTCTACAATAAAATCAATGACATCTTTTTTAGATAAATTAAGACCTTTATATCCTTCAGTAATATTATCTGGTTCTAAATCATTTTTTTCCCAAGCGCCGTCACTTAACGATTTATCATGATTTCTTATAGCCCAATGAATAAATTTAGCAAATAAAGAGGGATTAGACATTAATTGGTCTAATACTTCTTCTCCGTATTTAATACTGAAAGGGTCTTTAACAATTCCAGAGGAGTACCTTAATTCTTTAACTTGAGAATAAATATCCCTTGCAATGTCTGTTTCTACATTTTCAGCTTCGTCAGAAAATAAATTATCTTCATTAATTACTTTTTTAATTTCTTA